ATCTTACTCTGGTAGTCTAACCAATCTGTCCATAACCCGGCTCGCCCTTGCCAGATCATCATTTGCTTCAGAGCATCCTCATATTCTTTAAGTTGCTCTGTAGCCATGAACGCTTCAAGGTCAGACTTATATCCGTGTTCATGTGCTTTCTTTTGTATCTCAGCCTTAAGGCCAAAGTAGTCTGCTAGTGCCTGTCCTGCTTCATACAGTTCTTTACCGTTGGCGATGGTTTCTTTAATAACGCCAAAGGCCGCATTAGCGGCGGCGAGTTCAGCTATCATCGGGGCGATCCTTGCCCAATAACCTCTGTACTGTCTTTGTTTCGTAGATCCTTATTGCTGTCCATACTAATGTAAACAACGCCGCCATCGGGGGCAACAGTTCACCTATCGTTCCTACTACAGTGACCACACTTAAACCATCTACGAGAGTCTTTGTGCTTTCTGTTGCCATATGCATTGCCATCCTGTTTCCTTAAACTGTGTAACTACCTGTGCCTGTAAAAGTAATAATTGTATTTGATCCGGATGTAGTTACAAGAGGTGAACCAGTAGTAGTTCCTGAATATGATGAAGTTGGTACTGATAAAATAACAATTCCAGAACCACCTGCACCCCCTAACACGTTTGAATAGTTGCTAGGATAGTTAGCCCCGGCTCCACCTCCACCGCCTCCGGTGTTTGCTGTTGCGGCAGATCCGTTTGTTCCATTGATGCCACCGTTACCGCCGACACTACTGCCGCCTAAACCTTGCGTACCACCGCCATAGTTACCACCTCCACCGCCTCCGGCACGATAGACACTAGAGCCTGTAATAGATGATGCTAAACCAACACCACCATTACCGCCTGCATCAGAACTTGGACTAACACCTACGGCTCCTGCACCACCACCACCGCCTGCTACAGATTCGCCGTATGGTGCTGTACCACCGTTATTACCTTGGCCGCTAGTACCTGCTCCGCCAGAGCCGCCTCCGTCACCTGTGGAACCACCACCACCACCAGAGCCGCCAGAGTTACCATTGTTTCCGGCTTGGCCACTAATACGAGTACCACCTCCACCGCCTCCGATAGCTGTAGTTACTCCGGTTAATGTAGAGTTGCCGCCATTTGATCCGTTGACACTATTGTTACCGCCAGATCCTCCACCACCTACTGTGACAGATAAAACAGTTCCGGGAGTTTGTGCATAGGAGCTTGTTAAATAACCGCCTGCGCCACCACCGCCGCCTGCTCCGTTATAACAACCACCGCCTCCTCCGCCACCTGCAACTACTAAGTAAGCAATTGTTACCGTATTAGCCGTACCATAGAAGTCCGCACCTAACTGAATCTCACCAGATGCAGGAGCATTACCTTTGCCATAATACTCTGACAACCCGATAGGATTACTACCACCAAACTCAGTCTGTAGCTGTGAGAACTTAATCTCACCGGAAGATGGCATTGCCATTACTTAGCCTCCAGAGCCTCTACACGTTCTGTAAGTTCCTTGATAGCCTCAATCAACAATCCATGAAGGGCATCGTAGTTAACTACCTTGTACTCTTGGCCGTCATCAGCCTTTAGTGGTAGTTGTTTCTCAGATACAGCTTCAGGGAGTACAGCTTCAACTTCTTGTGCGATAACACCTGCAGAGACTTTACCGTCTGCTTTGTATTCAAAGGTGTAACCGTTGAGTTGGCCTACTTTGGCTAGTGCGTTGTTGATGCCTACGATGTTGTCTTTGAGGCGGATGTCAGAAATGGTAGTTGAGTATGCAATGACATCACCGTCTGCGTGGAGATCACCATCGGATTCCAGACGCATACGTTCAGCCGCATTAGTATTAAAAGATAACGCATTATTTGAATGTGAATACGATATTCTACCAACACTCCCATTGGCAACATCACCGAAATAGATATTTCCAGTTCCCGTACTAATGATACTCATACCTGCATCAGTAACATCTTCTAATACCAAGTCACTTGCTGATGCATTTACTCCTGCTCCACTTTCACCAGTTTTAACGTGCAATTTTCCTAATGGACTTGACTCGTTAATCCCTACGTTACCACTGGAGTCGATTCGCATTGCTTCTGAGTTAGCTGTTTTAAATGTTATAGGGTGAGATGTTGATGTAAGGATACTAAATTCACCACCAGAAGCGTATAAATTACCTGTTAAAGAGTTACTGGTATCTGACATACGAATAGCAGAACTTGTACCACTAATATGAAGATTTACTGCTTGAGGTGTATTAGGAGTACTCGTTCCAATCCCTACGTCACCTGTTGTTGTAACATCACCAGTAAAGTCTGCACCGGACAAGGCCGCTTTAGTCGCAATAGAGTTTGTTACAGTAGTGCTGAAGTTTGCATCATCACCTAGTGCCGCCGCTAGTTCATTCAACGTGTCTAGGGTTGCAGGAGCAGAAGCTACAAGGTCAGCAATCTCACCATCAACGTATGTTGTAGTAGCATAGCTTTGTGTGCTGTGATCGCCCCATCCATACGCTGTATCCCAGTTGGATGAGTTGGCAATGTCTGACGATGAAGCGGCATCAGTGATACCGTAGCCTGACAATGTAGTGGGCTTACCTGTTACGTCAGCAAAAGCAACACTGACGTTATCAAGGTTGGTTGCTAGTACGTCACCGTTAGCGTCTAGTAGTCCTGCTAAGTCTTCTGCTTTACTCATTGATAACCTCTACAAACTCATCCAATTCTTTATCGTACTTCATACCGATACCTGCGTAACGGCCTCTAAAATTTCCGTTGTAGCTTGTTTGCTTCCAACGAGTGTGTGCGCCAAATAAGTTAGTGCAGAACGTAATACCAATAGCTTCTTGTTCTACACCATTGCTGTCTTCAAGGTCACTGTTGTTTACAACGATGACTTGAGTGACTATGTTGTTGTCATCTAATTGTGCAAAGTGTGCCATTATTGTTGCACCACCCATGAAATTGTTTCTGGCTCAAAAACATATGTGTTATTTGGATCATCATCTGGATATGGAATTTGATACCAATTACTATATAAACCCACATAGTACCAATCAGGATTTGGACAAGTAATCCAGTTACCTTCAGGAATAACATTTGCCTCAATAATTTGAACTACTTCTTGATTGTTGTTTAATTCTGCAAAGTAACTCATGTTATGCAAATATCCCCATTACAGCACAAGCATTACTAGAACCTGCAGTAGACTGCATTGTTTTTGTACCTGTACTTGTTAATGTACCGTGACCTGCTCTCCATTGAGTACCGCCTTGAGAGTAACTAGCATCATTAGATGAGGTAGCAAATCCTGTAAAGTTAATTGTTCCGGGTAAGTTGTCCTTCCTAAAGAAGATTCCAATACCTACACCACCTGACGTACCAGATGATGAACAAGTTAAATCACTTCCCGAACTGTCTGATGCAGTTGAAAATGCGCTTGCACTACTTAGTCCAGTAACATTGTAAACGGCTACACCGGGGCGATAAATATAAGTATTATTATCAATTACAATGTTTGCCGTGGTTCCTAAAGAGCTTGTGTCAGCAATTAAAATTCCAACATAACTATCATCACCAGAATACTTTTGCTGTACAATAGATGTACAAGAAATTCCACCAATAGTTGCTGTGTAATCAGAATTGGCAATAGATCCAATCGCAATAACTGTATAGCGGTCTGCGGCTGTGGTTCCTAAACTAACACTTGAAAACGTATGAGGACTTGCTGTAACGTCTCCATTACCTACAGTGGTAACATAACTAATAGAAGCGGCAGAAGAAGTCCCATAGAAATCATCAAGACTAATCGTACCAGACGCAGGCACACCTCCGGCTACACCATAGTATTCATTCAAGCCAATGGGGTTAGATCCACCAAACTCATTTTGGATGTCTAGTAAGCTAATAGGGCCAGATGACTGCAGTGCCATTATTTAGCTCCCTTAAGTTCCTCAACTTCTGCTTTTAATTCCTTGACCGCTTCAATCAAGTAGCCGACTAAGTTACCATAGGCAACGCTTAGGTATTCGCCGTCAATCACAAGTTCAGGAGCAACCTGTTGAAGTTCCTGTGCAATGACACCAGAAGATAGCTCACCATCTTTAGTGTAGGTAACACCACGCATCGCAGACACTTTGTCTAGCGCATTATCAATCGTAGCAATGTCAGACTTGAGACGTTCATCAGAATACGCAGTAACGTTACCAGAGGCTGTTAAGTCACCTGTGACGCTTACACCTGTAGCAGTTGTATCTAACTTACCACTATTGTTGTGATATAGTCTTACTAAACCTCCATTTGAAGCATAAATGTAATTAGCAGTTCCTCCGGCATTTTGAACTCTAAATTCACTATCTGAACGCAAATGAATACTTCCAGAGCCTGCATCACTAATGTAACTATTAGTCCCATCATGATAAATTTCTAGGTCATTACTTGCACCAAACTGCGCCTTTTCATTATCACCCAGAGATACACCGTCAGCAGTAACTGTGCCTGTTACATCAACCCCTGTGTTGGTTGTTTCAAGTTTTAAAGAATCGTCATAGTACAATTCTACTTCAGCATCTGGCTTTGCAATCAACATTGCTTCGTTGCCACTTACTTTTCTAAGGCTAACTTCTGCACCATTAGTAGAAATGTAAAGGTTTCCTGTTCCCAAATCATTCATGTAGGTGTTATCACCATTATGAAATATCTTGAAATCAGACCCCGCACCAAATACGGCACTTACATTATCGCCAAAGGTTAAATCCCCGGTAATCGCATCACCTGTATTTAAAATGTAATTATCTGGGATGCTAGTCAGGTAACTCTGAAGGTCACTAATTTGAGACTCAGTGATCGACAATGCCGCCTGATGCGCTGTAACGTCTCCCTGAGTGACTGTGTACCCTGTAATGTACCCTGAGTCGTTTGTGAAGCTAGAGACTGCTGTAGGGCTTCCTGTAAGGTCTGAGTAGGCTCCAGTAGTTGCTACAGTAGCTAGGTCACCCGGTTGCGTGGCTGAGTCAGCTAGTGCGCCCTGTGCAGACGTAGCCGCATCAGTGATGCCATAACCTGCAAGAGTCGTTGGAGTAGAATCAATCTCACTGAATGCAATACCGTCTACGTTACCATTAAATGTAACTGCACCTGTTACCGTACCACCTTGCGATAGAGATAGGGTGTCTGCAACCTGTAGTGATGCAAAGACGGTAATGGTAATGATGTCACCTGTAGCCGCACCAGTTGCTAGTGTTACTGTACCTGTTGTTACTGTGTAGCCTACGCCTTCTGTCAAGCGTACACCGTTACGAGTAACAATCATGTAGTCTGATGTAACTAATGTGTTGGTGTTGTCATCAGCACCTGTAAACGCTGTTTGAGCATTAGTGGCTGTAAAGACAAACTCATCCCATGTATCTACAATAGACGCTGATGCTTTAATCCATGAAGAGCCTTCATAGACGTACATAGACCCTTCAGTGGTATCGTAGTACAACGCACCAGTAACAAGAGCATCACCATCATTGTCTGTTGTAGGTGCAGAAGACTTAGCACCAAGATAGCGATCATCAAAGCTATCTAAGGCTGTAGCCGCTGAAGCCGCACTAGAGGCCGCCGCAGTTGCGCTGTCAGAAGCATTAGATGCAAAACCTGATGCTTGAGATGCTGATGTAGATGCCGCATCTGCAGAGTTGCTTGCATTCGTTGCAGAAGTCTGTGCCGCTTGGATATCGGCTATATTGTCAGCTACACTTTGGACATCAGCAATGTTCGTTGCCACAATGTCAACATCAGTAAGTTGTGCCGCTGTTAAAGAAAATGCTTCCCATGATGTACCAGACAAATCATAAACTTTCATCTGGGCGTTAGTGGTGTCAAAGTATAATGCACCATCAATTAGTGCATCACCGTCATTATCTACTGTGGGATCAGATGCTTTAGCACCTAAGTAACGATCATCAAAATCATCATACACAGCTTGTGTAGAAACTAAGACCGCTTGTGTACTAGCTAACGCAGTCTCAGCATCAACTACTGCCGCTTCTGCCGCCGCTTGCGCGGTCTCAGCTAATACTTTAGAAGCACTTGAGTTGTTAGCAGATGCGAGAGCTTGGCTTGCAGATAACCCTGCCGCTGTCTCTGAAGATGCCGCATTGCTTTCTGAAGTAGCGGCGGCGTTAGCAGAATCGTTTGCATCGGATGCAGAAGCAGACGCTTCAGATGCTTTGGTAGTTGCAGTAGATGCAGAAGTAGAAGCAGAGCTTGCGGAGCTTGACGCGCTCGACGCAGAGGTGCTTGCGGAAGACGCTGAAGAAGCGGCGTTACTTGCAGAGGTAGCGGCTTCGGCGGCCTTGTCAGTTACAGCATCAATGGTAGCTTGATCTGATGTTGTACTTGCGCTACCTGTGCCACGAAAAATCGCCATTAGAATCTCCAGTGTTTAGAATAAGACAGGGGAGCCTGAGTAGACTCCCCCGGATCAGTAGATTAAACTACTACTGAAAGTACGTTCTCTTCACGGAGAACTTTAGTGCCGTACAGAGTATCAGCAGTGAACAAGTTCGCAAGGAACTCTTGCTTGTACTGAGTCTGTGAACGTACAGCCATCTGCTCTGCAAGAACGAAAGCGTCCTTGTGCATCATAGTCATGACACGACCAGAAGTGGTAGAGCCAGTGACAGTTGGAGCGTTAGATGTAACGTAAACGTCAACACCGTAAAGCTGACCAATCTGACCGTTGTTAACACCACGACCGTTTACAAAGTCAGAAGACACGTAACGCTCAATGCCCATGATAGTGTTGCGAATCACAGGAGGGATAATCAATACACGACCTTCCATAGGAACATCAGCATCATCCAACCGTTGAATCATGTTGCGGAAAGCCGCATCAGAGAACGCTTCAAGAGCAGTAGAGTCATCGTAGTCAATCAAGACATCAGATGCACCGTTGATCTGGTAGTGAGACTGAGTAGCATCAGCACCATCAGCAGTACCTGCATCGTTTGACACGTTCAACAACTCTGCGAACAGATCGTCATCGACTTGCTTAGCAAGAGCGTAACCTGCATCGTCAGTGTAGAAACGGCGGAGTGAATCCAACGCTTGTACTTCTGTGATGTCCTCGATTAAGCGCGAGTATTCGTAGTGCTTGTCGATAGTGATTACAACTTCTGTGTTAGCAGTCTGTTGAATTGTTACAGTGTCAGCCGCTGTCTTAGCATTGGCCGCGCCACGGACAGGCTTAGGAATGTGAAGAGTATCACCTTTCTTACCAGTCATAGGCATTTTGTTTACGAGGTTAGCAAGAACGAGTTTTTGCTTGTACGCCGCAATGATTTCATCTGACCACAGTTCTGGAATGAACGTAGCCGCGTTTGCTAAAGTAACGGTATTGTTACTTGCGGGGGTTAAGTTTGCCATTGTAAATATCTCCTAGGCTATTTAACTCGACCCTCAGCATATGCTTGCCGTATCTCAGGCATTAACATTTCATATCGCTTTGGATCGTTTTGCATAAGGTTAAGAATATCAGCACGACGATAGATTTTACGGCTTGGCTTCTCATTTGATCCTTTAGCTGTACCAGTAGAGGCGGCTTTTAATTGTCGCTTGCGATCAGCTTCTTGCATCTCAGCAGTTTCGGCTACAATGTTTTGACGTTCTTTCCACGTTGTGAGAAGCTCGTCAGCACTATCAAAGTCAAACTGTTGGTCAGCACGTTGGTACAATTCAGTCCGTACCTTAGAGGCCGCTACCCATTCTCCAAAATTAGTATCACCAATAATAGACTCAAAGTCTGGATGACTACGTTGGAGTTTGTTTAGGATCTCTTGTTGCTTCATCGCACGAGTAACTTCTTCCGCTTCCTTAATCTTAGGATGCTTGGCAATTGCTCGCTCTACCGCTTTCTGCGGGTCATCAAAGAAGTCAATCTCTTCTTCGTCTTCTTGTGGGCTATTGGCTTTCTCAAGCTGAGTCTTAACGAAATCATCAACGATCTTTCGGAGTTCACCAACTTCTGAAGATTGTTTGCCTAAGAGCTTCTCAGCTTCCTGATGCATCCGAACGATATCTTTGATATCTTTATTCTGATACTTTTCAGGAATGTCTTCCTCTTGGGCTTCCTGAATCTCTTCAGGTTCTGCAGGTTGCTCTTCTTCAAGAATCTGCGTATCATCTTCTTCTTCAAATGTGGTGAGTGATTCTCCGTCTAAAGGTTCGTAGTCGGGACTCTCATCTATAAAACGTGCCATTATTTTTAAACTCCGTGCTAGATAGCATTATGGAAAGATTATTTACGTGCGGCTCTCTCATGGTCCTTAGCCCACCTATCGTCTTTATCCGGCCAACCATGACCAACGAAATGTGTTCGGACAGGAGAGATTATCCGTACTGAGGTTTCACCGCATTCCTTACAGGTTGAGAAGTCACAGTCTGACGAGTCAGCCCAGTCTTCCTCTGTATGGTTACATACGGTGCATTTATAATCGTA